TCAAATTTCTCTAGAATTACTTACCAACGTAATATTACTAGCGTTATGCAACGTAATAGGTAGTGAGTAAATAAGAAGATTCCATTCCCATTTCATTCCCATCAAATTTTTATGATCAGGATGAAAAAACATCAAAAACCCTAGTTTTGAGATATTTAAAAAAATATCAGGGGTATCTGAATTTAGAAGTAATAAAGTAATATTTTATAAATACTATAGTTTAATCAATATCTTATATATCTTTTCTAATGTAATTTTTAAGTAAGTATCTAGTAATAAATTACTGTATAAAAAGGTATTTTTTTCACTAAACACTACTTAATAAAATCAATGACTTATATTTTATTACTTCAAAAATTACAAAAAATTACCTAAAGAAGTAAGTTATTTTATATTTATTTATCAATCACTTAACTGTTGTTATTACTTTATTACTTCAAATCGATTCTAAGTTTTATAAAAGCACATTTTTATGTTCTTAAAAAAAGATATCGGGTAAGATTTTATCTAGGAATATTTCTGCTAGAGAAATGTTATGCAAAGCGAATTTGATCAATACAAAAGTTTTTTATTGCAGAGAGAAGAACTTTCCAAAACAAACAAAATAGCTCCTTGGTTAGATTACTTAGGAAACCCAATTTTTGAAAATGACTTAATTCAACACCCATCTGGTGAAATTGGTTTAGTTATATTTTTACAGTCAGAATATGAGCCATATAACCAATGGCGTGTGAAATATAATGACAATGTTTTATCCAGACTTTGTTTGCAAATAGGCGATAAAGGACAAGCCAGTGTAGTTGGTCATCCATTAGAGCATATTGAAGTTATTCAAACTGTAGTGCCGTAGTAATATGCAGTAGCCTATTTCCCATTTTTTCTTCTCAATAGCCTAAGTTTCATAGGTTCTCTAGATTCATTACTCAGTAAAACAGTGTGCAGTAATATAGCCTCATTTAGATGAACCGCAGGCGCGCGGGTGACTGCGCCGGGCCACGGTCTGATCGATTTAGATGAGAATATTTCTCATTTGATTGAAATTTCTGAAAATCCATAAAAAAAGCCAGCTAATGCTGGCTTTAATGCATTTAGAATGTCATGTGACGTTCTTTAAGTCATATTCTTTAAATCTAATCACTTCATCACCAGCCCATTCATTTAATTGCTGCATGCGCGACTGAAGTGGAAGAATTTCATTTTGATAAAAGACTTCTGCAGCATCTTTGATAGATCCAAACCCACCGGTATTGTTTGGTACGACACCCATGAGTTGTGGCGGTATGCGAAGTGCTGCCAAAGTATCGTCACGTGTGATGGATTTAATATTTGTGAAATCATCCTTTGCAGCGATTTCAGAAACAGGCAAGATCTGTATACCATCCTTTTTTCCTCCTGGTGCGTAGTAGAATAGATTACGGAAGTTGCCTGGCCCTTTGCTATCTTTCAAAGCCTGTCGTAATGCTGTGATGTCATTCGGATCTTGAGCAGCATCATTCACATATAAGATAAAACCGGCATGAGATCCATTGTTGTAGTACTTCCGACGAAAGAGCGTAGCCGACTCATTAAGCCATGCACTTTGTAATGCAGATAGATATTCTGGTGATCCATAAATTTCCTGATCGATATCGGCTTCTCGTATATGACAAACACGATTAGAAAATTCATATTCTTGATAGCCAAGATGATCATTACAAAGTAAGAAGAATTGATCATCATACTCACCACGTCGCATGTATTTCGCCAACGCTGGTTTATATTGCATTACATTTCCGAGTCTGGATCTGACTTCTTCAAGATATGTATTACCACACCAGACGTAATCTAACGCGACCTGTTCAAATGCTTTCCGGTTTAACTTTGCATGCGGAATAAATAAATTGGCCAGAAAATTACGTTTAAAAATAATTCCACTGTTCAAGTAGGGCGTTGATTTGTAAGACTTGGCCAAACCATTCATATTGACCTGAGGTTCATACCAGCGGCCATTGAACCAAGATTCCAAATAATCTGATAATTCACTGCCATTTAGCACTGGTACAGCATCACCAAAAGTGAATGCCATTGATTCATGCTTGTTTTGTTTCATTTGGGTTTGAAATATTGGTATTTGGCTTTTGGCAAAACTGACTAAATTTTTTGCTGTAGATAGGGGATTCATTAATAGATCTCCAAGAATGATTGATTCATTTGTGTTTGGCCTTCGAGTGGTTCATTGTGAATTGCATGCATCAATGCCCAAGCTAGATCTGCATGTCCTGTTTCCTCAGAACGACCAGCTGTAAAGGTCATTTGTCTTTGGCTAGCTGTAAGTGTTTTTTTGATGCTCATTAATGATTGAGATAGATCTGTCCAGCCCGCGTCATACTCAAGCCGACCATGACGAATCACATCCATTGTTTTTAAGACAAGCCGTGTTTTGACTTCGGGTGAATAACTAAATTCAGTCACATTTGGGAAAAATTGCTTAACCAGTTGAGATACACCAGTTCCCATACCTGTGATGTCTACGCCAATATAAGTCACGTAATAACGCAACGTCGTTTGTCGAATCATTTCTGCCTGAGCTTTGAAATCCATTCCGCGAAATTGAATGCGTTCAAGTACTCTAAATTTCCCACCAGGAACGGGGGAGGGGGCAACGACAACCATACCAGCACTGTCACCACTTTCAGCCGGATCATAGCCAATCCAAACTGGATTATTACCAAAAGGTCTTGTATGAAATGGTTTAAAGTCATCTGCCCAAACTTCCCATGAATCCACCATGCATGGCTGTAACATGGCCAACGGAAATATTGATGCGCCATCATCAATAAATTCACACATCAACAAATTGGCAAATTCTTCGGGTGAATACTCAAAACGTAACTCTTCAATATCAAAGAGATCACATCCACCATTCTCTGCATCAAGAATAGTGACAATCTGACGCCACATCCGGTCTTCACATAAGCGTCCATTCCTCAATGCATCATGAGATACATCGATATTGAGCTTTTGATCTTTTGATCGACCACGATTTGCTCGTGTTCCAGTCCAGAATGTATATGCTTCATGCGCCATTGTGGATGGCGTAGAAAAATACGTTTTACGCCACTTTTTATGCAAAGCCATTGCAGATGCGACTTTGTTTAATTCATTAAAACCAAACGTCCAAAAAAATTCATCAAAGTAAAAATTACCGTGATGGCCTTGAGCTGTACGATAATTTGTTCCGAGAAATGACAAAGTGGCTTGATTGTTATCTGGTAGAACAATTGGATCACCAACCAATTCGACACCACAAGCTTCGTATGCAAAACCTTTGATGTATTCTTTAAAAATGTGCGCCTGAGCTTTTGAAGCAGATAAGAAAATCTGATTACGGCCAGTTTTAACTGCATCGACCAACGCTTCACGGGCAAAGTACCAAGTCGCACCGATCTGCCGACTTTTTAAAATCACTCGCGTACGCTGATTACCAGCTTTGTACCAATCTCTTTGATAATCAAAAAGGCTATCTTCAAAAGCTGAAATAAGTTGTTCGACTTGTTCTTCTGTAAATGTATTGCTTTCTTTTTTCTTCTTTGGTGCTGCATTACGTTTTACAAGATTCGGATTTAGATCCGCTTCATTGCCACCATCTTTGTAGCGTTCAATACGTGCAAATTCTTTGTAGTTTTTAAATAATTCGCCAAGCTCTTTATAGTCGCCACTCGATTTTTTGTTTTTGAGTGTGAGTGTCATCAAGCGAACTGTCAGAGCTTCTTCAACACGACTGTCAGATCTTGTTTTGTCCCATTCTTCTCGTGTTTTCCAAGCCTGAACCGTACGTTCGTTTTCATCCAACGCTTCAGCTATATCAACGATTTTCCAACCAAGCCAGAATAAAAATTTTGCCTTGAGTTTGTTGTCGAGTATCAGCTCTAGATTAGCCAGTTGAGAGAGTTCGTTCATGTCCTACGGATCAATTTGATTTCATTCGCAAACGATGGCAGGCACTTGATCTTTTATCAGTCAGCGCAATTTGTATATCAGTTATATACAAGGATTTTTAATTGCGGCATCTACGTAATATTGCCCATTCTGCACCTATTGAAATTGCCCAAAAAAACCTTGCAACAGGTGCAGCAAAATGACTGACAAAACACAGCCGAAAAAATTTAAATCGAAATGGTTTCGAGTTGCCGTCGCTGGTGACACCACCGATGGACGTGAAATTCAATCTGAATGGATCATCCAAATGGCACAGACATACAATTTGAATACCTATGGTGCTCGAATTAATTTGGAACATATTAAGGGTGTTTCACCAGATGGAATTTTCGGTGCGTATGGCGATGTGATTGCGCTTAAAACTGAAAAAGTAGACATCAATGGTGAACAGAAAGATGCACTATTTGCGCAGATCCAGCCAAACGATAATTTGATTGCCCTCAATCAGAAAAATCAAAAAATTTATACGTCTATCGAAGTTGATGAAAATTTTGCAAAGACTGGCCAAGCCTATTTAGTAGGTCTTGCTGTAACTGACAGTCCAGCGTCTTTGGGTACAGAAATGCTTTCGTTCGCAGCCGGTGCTACTGAAAACCCACTAAAGACCAAAAAACAACGTCCCGAAAACCTTTTCAGTGCAGCTCAAGAAACCACGTTTGAATTCGAAGAAGTCAAAGAAAATTTTGGTGCGAACTTTTTAAATCAAATTAAAAATTTGTTCAAAACTCAAGAGCAACAACAGCAGCAAAATCAAGAAAACTTCAGCCAAAGTGAGCAAGCGATCCTTGCTATTGCTGAACAGACTGCTTCGCAAGGGACAGAATTCAATCAATTAAAGCAAAAGCATGAGCAGCTGCAGCAAGAATTCAATCAATTGAAATCAAAGCTGGATCAAGAACCACAACATAAAAAACGCCCTGGTTCAAACAACAGCCAATTCAAGCATGACGAAGAAGAAGTCGACTGTTAGTTCAGTCGATATATCTCCCTTTCAAAATATTTAGAGTATAGAAAATGCAATTACTTACCCGTCAAAAATACAACAAGGTGATGGCTCAATTAGCAGAGCTAAATGGTGTTGAAACAGTCACTCAGCAGTTCAATGTCACGCCTTCTGTTCAGCAAAAGCTCAAAGAAAAACTTCAAGAGTCATCTAAGTTTTTGAGTCTAATTAACGTTTATATCGTTCCAGAACAGTCAGCGGAAGCAATTGGAATGGGAATCTCTCGACCAATTGCATCTCGTACCAATACAAATAACAACGATCGTCAAACCAAAGATCCAACTGCAATGGACAATCGCTTTTATTTTTGCCGTAAAACCGATTTCGATACAGCTATTAAGTATCAAAAACTTGATCAGTGGGCCAAGTTTACAAATTTTTATGCAATGTTCCGTGGTCTGATTCTCAAGCGACAGGCGCTAGACCGTATCATGATTGGATTTAATGGTACCAGTATCGCAGCCGATACCGACATTGTTGCCAATCCAAAACTTCAAGATGTCAACAAAGGTTGGTTGCAAAAAATGCGTGAAGAGAATCCTTCACGTGTGATGAAGTCTGGTGCCACTCAAAACAAAATTACGGTCGGTAAAACAGGCGATTATAAAAATCTAGATGCGCTTGTCATGAATATTGTCGATGAAATGATCGATGAAGTGCATCAAGATAATCCTGATCTTGTCGTCATGTGTAACCGCAAAACTGTATCTGATAAGTATTTTCCGTTAGTCAATCAAGATCAACCGAACACTGAAAAGTTAGCAGCCGACATTATCATTAGTCAAAAGCGAATGGGTAATCTGCCTGTTTACTCAGTGCCATTCTTTCCTGAAGGCATCATTTTAGTGACGACTTTCGATAACTTGTCCATCTATATGCAAGAAGGTGCTATGCGTCGAACAGTCATCGACAATCCAAAACGTGATCAGATCGAGAACTACGAATCTTCAAACGAAGATTACTACATCGAAGATCTCGGCTTGGCTTGCATGGCTGAAAATATCGAAATTCAGGCGGAGTAATAATCCATGAACTTGGCTCGAAAGCACTATCAACAGCATCAAGCCAAATCCGCAGCTGTATCAGCTGCGGAGTTCGGAACGATGCAAAATACCAATGCTTATGAACAGCACTTGATGCAGCTCAATAGCGATAAAAACCGTCTCAAAAATATTCAGTCAAAACAAAACAAAGTCGAACTGAAACGCCAGTTACTACCCAATTACAAACCATACCTTCATGGCATTCTAGAAGTGAAGCCGGGTGTACAGGATGCCGTAGTCACTGAAATGCTAGTTTGGTCCATCGATGTTGGTGAATACGACTTTGCGCTCGATCTTGCTGAATATGTCCTCGAGCACGGTTTGAAACTTCCAGATCGTTTTGAGCGTTCTGAAGCGTGTTTCATCACTGAAGACATTGCTGATGAATTTTTAAAAGTGCTTAAAACGGATGTATCTATTGATATCACTGTGCTTGAACGACTTGAAAGTTTGATTACAGATGAGTCATTGGATAAGTCCAAACGTGATATGCCTGACGAGGTAAAGGCAAAACTTTATTTGGCATTGGGTAAAGCTGAAATGCGTTTGATTACTGGTGAGCAGCTTGTCGATTTAGTACACGCAACTCGAGCACGTGATTTTCTAGATCAGGCTTGCAAACTGGATGATAAATGCGGTGGGCGAACAGATCTCAATAAAATGACCAAATTTGTTAACAAGTTACAGCCAGTTTTCGCGAAAAGTGACGAAAACCCACCCATCCAGATTTTAAATCCAGAAGGGACAACCGAACAACCAGAAGCAACCAACGTTTTGCTTAATCAAAACGGAACGCCTGTCGTAGATGATCACGGCAGTATGGTACCAGCTTCTGAATAAGTGCCCCGCACAGCACTGGAGTGCAAAGGTCGTGATCTTCACATCACAGTAAATCTTCAACGAGCCTTTGCCCCTCCCAGTGCCCTAAGGAGATTCCTATGGGCTTTGTCGCAAACGGCAATACCACGCCAAGCAATATCAATATTACCAGTAGCACTTTTTTTCCAAGTATTTCACTCGATCAAATTCGGGATGTGGTTCGTATCGATGGTGCAGTAACAGATGCTCGACTCCGTCAATTAGTGCTTGAAGAAATCATCGATACCAATCGTTTGCTTGCAAGCCTGGTCATGAAAGCAGACACGCTAGTAGATCTGTCAACAAGCATGATCGATGGTGAACCAGACACAGAAGTTCTTTATTTTTCGGCTGTATCCAACGGTGTAGCAGCAAAAGTAAATGAAAACTATCGGACCTATGACAGCACCAATTCAGGTAACAAAAAAGCCGAGCATGCATTTTTGACGGTAGAAGATTATCGACGTAACAAAATGTGGGCCATCCAGCAACTTAAAGGTGAAAACCACAGTGTGGTGGAGTTGATATGAAAATGAATATTTCTTCTACTGAAACTCATAAACGTCAACATCGCTATCGTTACCAACAGAACGAGCTTGAACGTCTGGCAGTTGAAAAAGTAGCTGAAGAACTAGGATTGGATTTATCAAACAACAGCTTAAAAGTCGAATCTCGAATTATTTCAAATTCAAACGGAATTAATCCAACTACATATGAATGTGAAGTTTCAATCACTGAAATTTTAGATTGTAAGGATTGATTCATGAGCAGAACTATCACAGCCATCCAAAATGACACCATCGATTCAATTTGCTGGCGATATTACGGACGTAGCTCTGGTGTTGTTGAAGCAGTACTTGAAGCGAATCCAAATCTAGCGGATATCGGCATTTTTCTACCGATTGGCACTTCAGTGATTCTTCCCGACATTGATACACCACAACAAACCAAACAAACCATACAACTGTGGGATTAACAGAGATTATAAAAATCATGCCAGAACCAACAACTACAGCAGCTGTAACCGCTGCCACACTTAGCGCAGCATCATTGCTTCCATTCGTAAATGGCAATGCATTACTCGGTGCGGTATTCGGAGCAGCTCTGTTTGCAACAACCAAAAAAGACCTAAAGCCATTGCAAAGACTCTCAACAATGGTGATTGCCATTGGTTTTGGTTATTTACTTGCACCAGAAGTGACTACGCGAACATTCGTTACAAACGATGCTACTGCAGGCATGGTCGCATCCATTTTTTCATTACCCATTATTTTAAAAATCATGGTTTGGGTCGACCAATCCAGCCTTACTGATATCTGGAATAAATTTCGCGGAGGAGGAAAGTCATGATCGAAATTATGTTTCAACTTATCGCTTTAATTGCTTACATGATTTGTGGCTTACGCATCATTTGCTTTGATGCTGAAGGATTACAACATTGTCACGGCTTTTCATTACTAGCGACTATTCTTATTGCTGCATTTATTGGGCAGTCAGTACATATTTTGTTTTTTAAAGACCCAGTTACGCTTTGGGATGCGATCTTTGCAGTACTTCTGGCAGTTCTGATTTGTCGAGCAAAAGGTAATGTGGCCAAGCTGATTTGGAGTACATCATGATCTTAAAATTTGGTTCAAAAGGTAATGATGTCATTACAATTCAGCAGCAACTTAGAAAGCTTGGATTCAAAGGCGTAAATGGCAAAGAACTAAGTGTAGATGGCGATTTTGGCGCATCCACTGAATACGCTGTCATTACATTTCAAAAGCAAAAAAACCTTGTTGCAGACGGTAAAGTCGGTGACAAAACAAGAGCAGCTCTTCTTAATCAAAATATTGATAAATTTCTTAAAGATAGTGATTACAAAGCAGCAGCTGCACGTCTCAAAGTTTCTGAACTTGCGATTCGTGTTTTCGGTGCTGTTGAAGGCAGGGGAGTCGGTTTTCTAAACAATGGAAAACCTAAAATTTTGTTTGAACGCCATCGCATGTATGCGTATTTACGTTTGAGAAAAGGAAGCGTCTTGGCAAATAAAATGGCGGCTGAGCGTCCAAGTATTGTGAACAAAAAGTCTGGTGGCTATCAAGGAAATGAAGCTGAATATGTTCGTCTTGAACTTGCAAAACAGATTGATGCTGAATGCGCTTTGATGTCAGCATCATGGGGACAATTTCAAATCATGGGCGAAAACTGGAAATATCTCGGTTATGCCTCTGCTCAGGATTTTGTCGATCAACAATTTGCCAGTGAATCTTACCAGTTAGAAGCATTTATCCGATTTATTGAATGGAAAACAGGCATTATTGACGATAAAAAGGTCAAACTAATTGATGCGCTGCGAGCTGAAAATTGGGATGCTGTATTCACTCTCTACAATGGACCGAATTATAAAAAACTTGGGTACCAGGCAAAATTCCAAAAAGAATGGGATCACTTGGAACCAATTTATGGCGGAGCCAAAGCAGCATGAAAAAACCACAAAGTCTGCGAGCGCATTTGCTCGCAGCGGTACCCGAACTTCAGCGAGATCCTGAGCGTATTCTCATATTTGTAGATGAAGGTGCTGTACGCAGTACATTAGCGAATGGTTTGTCATTTGAATACGCTTACATACTGACAATGATCTTAACTGATTATGCCGGTGATTTAGCTGCAGTGAGTGTTCCATTGCTTGACTGGGTTCGTGTAAATCAATCAGAACTTATGGCAAATCTTGATAACGTCAAAAAAGGCATAAAATTCGAAGCTGAAATTTTGGCAAATGATAAAGTCGATTTAGCAATTCAACTTCCATTAACTGAACGTGTTGTTGTAAATCAGGTCGAAGAAAACATAACTGTAGAGTATCCGCAGGAACCACAATACATAAAAGCTGAAGATTCTAAAACTGTCACTTTATACGACAAAGATGGAACTGAACTTGCATCTTGGATTTCACGTGACCCACAACAAGAGTGGTTTATGTAATGGCTGAACTCGAATATCTTTCAGAGCATCTCAATGCACTTTTATCATCATTGAGTGATGCTGAAAAACGTAAGTTTGCAATGACAATCGCTCGAAAGATTCGTGCAAGCCAAAGCCAACGCATTACACGTCAACAAAATCCTGATGGCAGCAACTATGTGCCAAGAAAGAATTTACGTGGACGTAAAGGCAAACTAAGACAAAAAATGTTCATAAAGCTTAAAACAGCAAAATTCATAAAAATAGAGAAAATACCAGATGGTGTGACCATTGGTTTTGATCAACGAGTTTCAAGACTTGCCCGTATTCACCAGGATGGTTTGATCGATACTTTAAAATATAACGGTCGTACATTTAAAGTCCGCTATGCACAGCGGATATTGCTCGGATTTACTGATGCAGAAACAGAAATGTTTGAGCACGAAGCTTTAAATTTTCTCACATCAAAATAAACCCATTTGTATATAACTCATATACAAACAAAATCAAATGCATTAATCCTTGAGCTGCATAACGATTGCAGCATGAATGCAGAAACCCTCCGTCGTCTTGAAAATTTGATCCGATTAGGACGAATCAAGACCGTAACTCCGTCTAAACCTTTTCATACCGTTACAGTCAATTTAGGTGACATCGTGACCAAAGAGTTACGTGTCTTAAATTTGAGAGCTGGCAAAGATTCGACTCATGATTTACCAAGCGTCAATGAAGAATGCATAGTTTTCAGTCCATGCGGTGTATTAGAGCTAGGCGTGGTTTTAGTTGGTTTAAACAACGAAGATTTTCCTACCTCATCCCAAGATCCAGATATCAAATTACGTGTATTTGAAGATGGTGCAGTCATCAGTTACGACACTAAAAATCATAGTTTACAAGCTATTCTGCCAGAAAAAGCAACGGCAATTTTAACCGCTACTGGTGGGCTTACTGTGAATGGTGACACAACCATAAACGGTAACCTTACGACAAATGGCAACGTCCAAACCAATGGTAATACTGCAATGACAGGCAATAACACTGTCGGAGGAAGTCAGTCTGTATCAGGCACAAGTAAAACTGCTGGATCTATTTCAAGTGACGCAGATGTGACTGCGTCTGGAATTAGCTTGAAATCTCATAAACATTTAGGCGTAAAAGGTGGCTCTGAGACTTCAGGAGAACCTACATCATGATGTCAAGAGAAACTGGTTTAAGCATTTCTGAAATTCTAAGCATTGAACAATCGATTCAAGACATTGTGACAACACCGTTGGGTTCTCGTGTTATGCGTCGAGACTACGGTTCAATGCTTGCAGATCTTATCGATCAACCGATGAATGATGTACTTGTCGTCAAAATTTACAGTGCAATTTATACACCCATTACACGCTGGGAAAATCGAATCAGCATTGAAAGTTTAAATGTTAACGAAGTTTCATCAAATGGCATGCAACTCGACTTAGAAGCTGTTCATACAATCTCTGGTCAATCACTCAATTTAAATATTCCGCTGCAAATGGGAGCTTCGTCATGAGTGTAGATTTTTCATTACTATCTAAACCCAATATTATTGAAGAGCTTGATTATGAAACATTGCTTGAAGATCGGAAAACTGCATTTATTGCATTATTTGACACCGAGCAACAAGAAACTATCTCAGCAACGCTTGCGCGAGAATCAGAACCTTTAACAAAACTTTTAGAAGAAAGCTGTTATCGGGAGATCATTCTACGCAAGCGAATCAACCAAGCAACTTTAAGTACATTACTCGCATTTGCAGAAAATACAGACTTGGATGCCGTCGTTGCCAACTATGGCATTACACGATTGATTGTCAGCGCAGCAACCACAGACACAGCAGCCGTTTATGAAACCGATGACGCTTTACGTTATCGCGCATCATTAGTTTTTGATTCTCTTTCAGTCGCTGGACCTACTTCAGCATACGAATATCATGCATTAAGTTCCGACGGTCGTGTTGCAGATGCTAAAGCATCCAGCCCTGCACCCGCTGAAGCACTGGTTACGATTCTGCAAAATGATACCGAAACAGGTGCAGCAACCGATGCCCTTTTATCGATTGTACAAACCTATTTAAACGATGATGTACGTCGGCCTGTTGCCGATCGGCTCACAGTTCAATCCGTTGACGTTGTTCCATTTGAACTTGTTGCCACAATTTTCACCAACAGCCTGCCAGAGTCAGACACCCTAGTCACCGCTGCAACAACGGCAATACAAAGTTATCTAGACGAAAGCCGTCGAATCGGACGTTCAATTTATCTGTCTAAAATTTCTCTGTACACGACAAAAATAGATAACTCATTGAAATAA